CAAGGTTCATATTGGAAAATAACGCCGATTGGTGGCACATCCTCAATTTCAGTTGGTAACTTTGCATAGGTATAATATTTGACTCTCTGGTACAACTTAGTGTATACTAGGTTAACCGGAGACAAAAATGATTGATCTAAACAAATATTTGGACTTTGTTAAGGCTGTTACTTCTGAGCCTTCCAACGATCTAACTACATTCATAAATCGTCTTGATTATCTGGACGGAAATTTTAATCATGAAAAAGCTGAACATGGACCAGACATTAATGTCCCACTATTGCTAACTGCCTGTTTAGGACTTGCCGCAGAATCAGGAGAGTTTATCGAAATTCCAAAAAAAATGTTCTTTCAAGGCAAATCCTTGAACGAAGAAAATATGTTTCATATGAAACGAGAGTTGGGTGACATCATGTGGTACTGGATCAATGCTTGTAGAGCTTTGAACCTCGATCCTAACGAGGTCATTGCAGAGAATGTAAATAAATTAAAAGCTCGTTACCCAGGCGGCGAATTCAATGTACATCACAGCGAGCACAGACACCAAGGTGATATATAATGGGATTTCATCCATTGGTTAACAGTATTACTCATCTAAAAGATGAAGAACTGTACAACAAAATAACCGAACTTACAAATAAAATGAATTCTGCATATAGGCTAAGATCTGGTGATGCTTTGCGGCAAATGCAAATGATCATGCAACACTACCAAGACGAATTAGCCAATCGAAATCGCAAGCGACTAGAGGACATGGAAAAGAATAGCAAAAACTTTAGCAAGATCATTGACATCAAAAAATGAAATACGATCAGTACGGAGTAGCGTATGCCAGTTGTGACGAGCTTTGCGACCTGTTGTATCAAAAACCTGATTTTGATATTTCCAGAGTATCAGTGCTTGATCCAGAAATATATAATTTTGCTGTAAATTCATTATACGCAGAACTGCCGCAGTTGAAACAGTATCAGCATGACCATGCAACACTTGAAGAATTTGATCAACAGAATCAAGAATCTTGGTTCATGCCAGAACAATATCAACAGCTGGATATCGCAGAACATGTGTTGTCGTTATGCACAAATGATGCAGAACTACAAAGAGTTGGTAATGAGCTGCTGCTGTTTCAAGAGCGTGACTTGTTCAACTTGCTCAAATATCTAAAATATCTTGTGGACACCATGCGAGAACACAACATTGTGTGGGGAGTTGGACGAGGTAGTAGTGTGGCTAGTTTTGTGCTGTTCTTGCTGGGTGTACATAAAATTAACAGTTTATATTATGATTTAGATCCCAGTGAATTCCTCAAATAAATATCTGACTAAGGAGAACAAAATGGCAAAACAAATTTATAGATCAGCACAGGGCAAATTCATTGATTTGGATGCGCTAAGAGTGCGTAATGAACAATCTGTGGCAGTGGGCAACATGAAAACTAATGCTCGTGGCGACGAACTTGGCCCAGGTGGTGTTGTGGTACGCACACGTGAACAGGTGATGAAAGAATATTATAACACCAATGCTGTGTATACCAAAGAAAAGGTAGAGCAGCAACGAGAAGATGCTCAGAATACCCGAGCGAATGTACCGCCTGTGGATACTGGTATGCCAGATTCAATCCTAGAGCAAGATCAAGCCATGGATCAAATTGAACAACCAAAAATGCGCGGCGCACTTGCAGACGCAGTGGCCAAAAGTACCAAGATTGAACAAAAACTTCTTCAACCAAAAAAGAACAATGGCAACGGGCCTTCGAGAATCTAAATGAACGAACTACCAATTGGTCAAGGACTTTTTCCTGCGCAAGGAAGTTATCGACATACTCATCACATAGAAAAACTTCGTCCATTGGGCAATAATGTCTTGGTGAAGGACATGAATTTTAGTGGCAGAACTCTTTCTAGCGGCATAGTGCTGTTGGGCGACGATGCTACCACAACCGGCATCCGTCCACGCTGGGCGCAGGTGTTCGCAGTTGGCCCAGAACAACAAGATGTTGCTCCAGGGCAATGGATTCTAGTAGAGCACGGGCGATGGAGTCGAGGCATTGAGGTTGAAGTTGACCACGAGCAATTTACTTTACGACGGGTTGATCCAGACTGCATTATGTTCGTAAGTGACCAATCCCCAGATGCCGACGATACAATCAGTTCGGCTGTTCAGGCCCATAGCAAAACAAAATAACCAATGGGATTCCGCAAACCCAACCTTGAGGATGCTTATGCAGCTATCCGCACAAGTCTGGTTGAAATAAATTCTCCGTATAACGATGGTTTCACCGGAATAGCTTGCAAGCATGAGCTATATCAGTTAAAATGCTGGTTAGAGGACAGGTATGACAGTTTACCAACCTTTGATGGAGAAGACAAATGGGAACAGGAACGGATGATTCAAATTCTAAAGAAGAAGCCAAAAAACGAAGCCATATGATGGCTCGTCTTTATCGAGGCTTGCTTGATATTCTCAAAATCAAAAACGAACAACTAAGCACCGCATTGGTTGCGCATATTCGCAGCTTTGATCGCGGCGAAGAATCAGAATTCAGTTACACAGAAATGATGGGTTACTGGCGCATGATTATGGAATTAATTTTTAGTGTGTATGTTCAAACTGTACACTTTGTTGGTGTGTTATTAATTAGCACATTGTTAATTGTTGCATGGCCACTGCGCTGTTTGATAGAACTATTCACAGGCAGTTGGTTTGGTAGACAGTATCAAGGACCAGACTTGCCTCCACAAGATCGTGTGGCTCCTGTGTTAGATGAAGACAAAGCAGACAAAACAAATGTGGTTCGTAGAGTTGTGTACGAAGAAGCCAAGGTTGAGAAAAATGAAAGATCTATGGGTTGAAAAGTATCGTCCCAAGACTGTGGACGAATATGTGTTCATTGACAGCAGTCAGCGTGACCAAGTGTTGGCTTGGATCAAGCAAGGTCATATTCCGCATCTGTTGCTCAGTGGTGGGCCCGGAACAGGCAAAACCACGCTGGCTCGCATGCTCATGCATGAACTTGGTGTAGATCAATATGATGTGCTCACTGTGAACGCTTCAAACGAAACCAAGGTTGAAACCATGCGCGACAAAGTGCTAGGGTTTGCCAGTACCATGCCCTTTGGTGAATTCAAAGTTATTCTGTTGGACGAGGCAGACTATCTAAGCCAAAACAGTCAGGCACTGTTGCGTAACGCCATGGAAACTTATCATGCCAGCGTACGATTCATCTTTACTTGTAATGCGCCACACAAGATTATTCCAGCACTGCACAGTAGGTGTCAAGGTTTCCACATTGCCAAACAGGATCACACTGAGTTCACAGCCAGAGTGGCCACAGTTTTGGTAAATGAAGCCATAGAATTTGAGCTAGACACACTAGACAGTTATGTTAAGGCCACTTATCCAGATCTTCGCAAATGTTTGAATCTGGTACAATTGAACAGCAGCGAAGGCCATCTAAACAAACCTCGCGAGGGCGATAAATCTGTGGGTGACTGGAAACTGGATGCTGTTTCCTTGTTCAAAAGCGGCAAAGTGCGTGAGGCTCGCACTTTGCTGTGTTCTCAGGCTGCGCCAGAAGAAATGGAAGATGTGTTTCGCTGGATGTACGACAATATTGAAATATGGGGTAAAACTCATGAGCAACAGGATGAGGCGATCAAGATCATTAGAACAGGCCTGGTTAATCATGTGAGCTGTGCTGATCCAGAGATTAATCTCAGTGCCACCATAATTGAACTTTCTCAGATATAATGCCCCTGTGTGTAGAACCACTGGCACAACCAGCAAATCCTCCCAGTTTTTTGCTCGACTGGGAACTTACCATGAAATGCAATCTAGACTGTTCCTATTGCGGAACAGGTTTGTATGGTGGTCATGACAATAGCACTTCTCATCCCCCATTGAAAGAATGTTTAAGCAGTATTGATTTCATGTATGAGTATGCTGACACCTACATGGCTAACAAGGTGCGCGGACTTCAAAAGGTGGTGCTCAATGTGTATGGCGGCGAAGCACTACATCATCCTGGCATAATAAAGATACTGGAGCAGGCACGACTTCGCCACGCCAAATACTCATGGCCATTGACCATAACCACCACAACCAATGCCATAATATCTGAGATCAAATTAAATCAGTTGATTCCTTTGATTGATCAGTTTACCACAAGCTATCATCCAGAGTCTACATCTAAACAAAAACAACAGTTTAGACAAAATCTCTTGATCATTAAAAACAGCGGCAAAGCTCTAAAATGTGTGGTGCTCATGCACCCAAAACTGTTTGGGGATGCACAATCTCAAGTGGAATGGTGCGAACAACATGACATTGCGTGTCAACCCAAGGCAATTGATCACCCGCAGGAATGGCCACAGTTTAA